AGGATTAGAGTTACTAATAAAGATGATACTAACTTTGTTACCCTTGCTTTAGAAGCATCAGGTGACGCAGCTTACATAAAGCTAAAGGCAGGAGAAACTTTCCTTCTCTACAGCGATGAACTTGATGCTAATAACGCTGTGATTGCTCATGGTTCGATTGCATTTGGTGACATTACTAGTGTTAAAGCAAAAGCAGATACTGCTGTTGTTGATGTCGAAGTATTTGTAGCCTCAACTTAATAGGAGAATAACATGGACCCCATTTCAGCTTTACTTGCGCCAGAATTCATTACGATGATTGGCGGCTCGATTACCGGATTTTTGTTTAGATCTATGGCCGAACGCCGTGCAATGGAGCAGCAACGATTTGATAATACACTAAAGATGATTAGTGCTAATACCGAATCTAGAAATGCGGCCATTCAAAGGGTTCCTCATGATGCTGGCAAAGTAACAAGACGAATTATTGTACTTGCCATCTTGTTTGCCACTATGATTGCTCCCTTTGTTCTTCCTTTCTTTAGTATCTCTACAGTTGTAGAGCTTAAAGAAAATGTAGTTGGTCCCTTTTGGGGATTATTTGGTGAATGGCAAGATACATCATTTGAAACAATAAATGGATATCTATTCACCTCAGAAAATCGACAAGTACTGCTTGCGATTGTTGGATTCTACTTTGGCAATGCTGCCGGAGGTAGAAAGACATGATTGATTTTATAAGTAAAAAATCATTCTTATTATTCCTTTTAGGAATAGGTGGTTTTCTTTCCGCTTGTGACGCTGTAAAGATGCAGCAAGGTATATCCGAACAAGCAAGAGAGAATACCGATGCTATTATGGCATTACACAAAACAACCCTAGAAGCAAGCAGAGGCTTTTATACCTCTCCACTCGGCCTACTGTATGCTTTGCTCTTTTTATGGGTTACATATTTAACAGTAAAAATACTTTTTTCGTCCCCAAAAAGGACAACACAGGAGATTTAAATGGATACGAATAACGAGACTCCACAGGCTGCTCCAGAAGCAACAACCACGGAACAATCTCAAGGGATGACTCCAGAACAAACTCAAGTAAATAATGAAAGACAAGCCTTTGAAAGGCATGTACAGGAAAACGGAGAGGCAATTCCTGAGAACTTTAAGGATGCAGGTGCGTGGTTTGATTCACTTAAAGGCGCACAGGCAGAGTACACTAAAGCTCGTCAAGAGGTTGCAGAGCTTAAGAAGAATTTTGCAGAAGGCAGTACTGAAAACCCGAATTATGTAGCTCCAGAAGAGACAGAGGCTCCTGTAGAAGAAGCCCCTAAGTTAGATATGGATAAGCTGGAAATTCCAGAAGCTGCCCCAGAGCCGGAAGAGACAACTGCTCCCAATGGTAAGGTCATTCAGCCAGAAAACTGGGCTGAGTGGGGATTCGAAATTGATAATAATAATGGAAGCCTTACAAATGAAACAAGAGAAGCTATTAAATCTGAATTTGGTGTTCAAGACGCTATTATTGATGAAATTGTAGCAGGACGAAAAGCTATGATGAAACAAGCTGTTAATGATGCAGCCAGTGTTGTAGGTTCTGAACAAGAGCTTAATACTCTTATGGATTGGGCTTCTAAGAATCTTCCTGCTGATGAACGAGCTAAAATTAACGAAGGATTACGAACCCCCGCGTGGGAAACCGTAATGCTTGGGTTAAAAACTAAGTATGAATCTTCTGTACCCTCTCAGAAAGCAAAAGAACCTACTAGTATGGTAGAGCAGGTACAGCCAACTGCTAATGTTGGTCCTGTTGAAGAACCCTTTGCTTCTAGAGATCTTATGCTACAAGCAATGAGAGACAGAAGATATACTAGAGATCCAAAATATCGCGCCGCTATTGAAGAGAAGATGCGTATCACCTTCGAAGCTCAAGGCGGCATGATGTAAGTTAGGTTGATTGCGTCGAAATCGGATAGCAAATCCCCCTTCGGGCAATGGATGGCTTTTCGCCGTAAGACACCTCGCTAAGACTCCTTTCAAGGAATAATCAAAGCGTGTGATAATCACCTTCTATTATTTTATAGATAGTCAAATTCTTTGAAAGGAAATAATAATGACTACTGCATATCCCTACGCAACAAAGCTTGGTTTCGGTCGTTCAGACACCGCAGCCAGTGTAATTGCTGGCACTACTGGTGGTCCCAGTGGCGCAAACAAGCTATGGCTTCCCGTATGGTCGGGTGAAGTCCTTGCTGCATATGATTCTTATCGAATCTTTGAACCCCTCGTAACCTCTAAGACCATTCCCAGTGGCCGAGTAATGGAATTCCCAATTACTGGTACTGTTGATCTTAAGGCTGCTTGGGGTGCTGGTGAAGAGCTAGTTGGTAACACTACCGCCTATACCTCAGACACCATTGCTGTTCGTTTGGATAACCGTCCAATCGCTGCTCACTTCGAAGTTGATAACATTGATATGATGATTTCACAGTGGGAATATCGTAGCGAACTTGCTCGTCAGGCTGGTCTTGCTCTTGCAAACGCCAGAGATAAGCAAATCCTTGCTACTCTAGTTCGCGCTGCTTGCGAAGACAGTAGCTTCTCATCAGTTACAGGCACCAACGTACCAAGTAAGATTGATGGTCAGCTTTACAACAGCACCACCTTCGCTCACCTTGGTAACACTGGTTCAAGTGCTGCTAACAGAACTGATGCTGCTCTTCTCCTTCTTCAGAAGATTGAAGAATTCCATGTATTCTTACAGGAATCTGATATCGTAGCAGAAGGCACTTACTGCGCTGTTACCCCACAGACTTTCGCTGACATTCGCGCCCTTGGTGTAGCCAGAGATAACTCCGCCCTCGTCGGTGGTGCTGGTCGCCCAATGTTCGGTGGTGTTATGGAAGCCGGTGGTCTTGGTACTGGCCTAGAAGACGGCATGAACGCTCTTGCAGATACTCTTGAGTACATGGGATGCACCATTGTCAAGAGTAACCACCTTAAGACCCTATTTAGTCAGAACATCAAGACCATTGCAGGTGTTGATAAGGGTCAAGCTGCTGGCGGCGGTACTTATACTTCTGATGGCCTTGCTGGTTCAGCAGCTATCGGTGATGATAAGTACTCTGCTGGTTATGCCCGAGTTGGCGCAAAGGCTATCCTTTGGAAGCCAGAATGCATTGCCTCGCTTTCACTTCAAGGCATGAAGGTTGACAGCGTTGAGGATGTTCGCCGTAACACCAACTTTACTGTTGCTTCGATGATGGCTGGTACTGGTGTTATTCGTCCCGAGTGTGCTGCTCTTGTTTATAACAACTCAGCACTAACCGCTCGTTCTGCCCACGCTAGTAGTGGTCTAATGGGTGGAGATGGTCTTGATATTACTCCTGAGTACGTCAGCACCACTGGTACTAGTAACTACCCATTTAGTTAATTCTTTCTGTATATATTTTATATACATGTTCATACATTTCAAACGGCTCGTCCCCGAAAGGGGGCGGGTCGGATTTTTTAACTTTTAAAAGGAGACTCCTATGGGCTTGATGAGTAAGCTTGACTGTATTAACCAGATGCTTTTAGCTTCCGGTGAATCTATCATTACAGCATTGACAGATACGTCAGTCGAAACAGGGGTAGCCGAACAAATTTTTAATCAAGTAGTAATGGATTATCAAATTAGGGGCCTTACTAACAATCAATTTGAAAAGAAATATTTACCTTCAGCTACCGCTTTGAGTGCAAGCAGTATTACGCCTTCATCGGGAACAGGGTATATTGATTTAGGCTATTCGTATTCAGATACTCCTACGGATGGATCTCTTATTTCAGCCGAGCTTATTTCTCCTCATTATGATACAGATGGTAAACTTATTTATGCTTTTGATAGAATTGGAAGTACATTTACAGGCTTAGGAACTATTGTAACCGCAGACGCAAATAAAAACTTCTTATATAATACCACCAACCAAACTGCTGAATTTACTCTTGGTACAGAATATTGTGTTCTTATGGATCTCTTTGTATCCTTTGAGAACATCGACACAGCCACGCAGAGGGCTATTACAGCCACCGCCGAAAGAATGTATCAGATGGCTACTCAAGGAGACAAAGGCGCAGACAAGCTTCTAGGAGGCCGTGAGCAGATGTTTATGGCTAAGGCTAAAGCAGCCGATATTAATGATAGAAAACGAAATATCTTTAGCTCTGGAGATAATGCGGTTATGAGAGCAACTCGCCGCGACTTTGGAAGACAAAGAGATATTAGATACTGGCAAGCGAGAGGATAATTAATGTCACAACAAGTTAGAATCCCTATTTACACCCTAGCTGGAGGAGTTGGAAGACAGCCGGTATCGAAACGCCTTCCTTCAGAAGCCCAAGAATTAGATAATGTTTTCATTACAATTGAAAACTCCTTTGAAAAAAGAAGTGGCTTTGATTATGTACCCGGTAAGTCTACAGATTATTCTGAAGATGTAGAATTAGCTCCAAATGCTATGGTATTTAACGACCTCGATTTAACCATAGGCGGCGGAGAAGGAACAGAAACTTATATTCCAAACGATGATGATGATTTCTTTTTTAACTGGACAACAATAGATGAAAGCAATATTTTTATAATTGCTGTTAACATGTCTCTTGTTCAAAAAGCTCCTGATACCGTTACAGTAGGTAGTATAACTTCTGATGTAGCTGGATCAACCCAAGATTATGTATGGGATGCAGTGGCAAAAACATATCTTTCTGGATATTCTTTAAACTTTAAGAAGAAGTTTATTACTGTATGGAGACTTGAAAACGACTCTCTTTCATTACAAGATGTAGATTATAGTAGTATTACCACAGACGTAATCTCATACATTAAAGAAGGATATGTATCTGGAAAAGGAAACGAGTCTTTAAAGTTCAGATCTTTTGGTTCTTCAACACTTGTACTAAACGAAAAAGTAAAAGCTGGGTATAAAGAATTATATAAAACAGATTTTAATGCAAATCCAATTAATACTACAGAATATAATGACACCACATCACCAAATGCTACGATTCCAATAAAAGTTAAAACAGATTCTGTTGGATTATTTGATGGATATGATATAGATTTTAACTCAGGTGGTACTTATTCTCTTGTTAAAACCTTTGATGATTTTCATACAGATAAACCTTTGTTTTCTAAGGGTGATATTATTAAACTGTATGATGCTACTAATGCTACGTTTTTAGGTCAGTTTGTATTACAAAATCATAAATCTAGGTTTGCTAAAATAGAGTTTGATAAAGAAGACATTTCGCAAGAATCGGGTAACCTACCAAAAATTGCAGGCGTAACTAATTATAGAATAAGGTTATTAAAAACAGAAAAAGAATACGGAGGAGAGGCTATTCGATATAGAACCTCTGCTTATCCTAGAGCTTTAGGTTATCAATCTCCGGATCTTCTTCCATCTATGAAATTAGCTGACCTAAATGGATTTGATATAAACAGAAGATGCAGCAGATTTAATCCAGATGGAGCAGATTTTCAAGATAACCCCGGATGTGGTTGGAGTAGATCTGATC